AACCTGAGTTCTTGTAAGTTGAAGGTTATAAGTTGTATTAAGCTCTGGTTTTAAAGTTCTATCGTGAGAATAGTTAAATGTAATGTTATCTCCACCAATCTTCAATATTTCACCCATATTGGATGACTTAAGTAATATGGAAGCACCTGAACCTGTTTTCTGTGTAATGTTAACTACAGGAGCACTTTGGTACTGAATACCACCAGTTTCGATATTAATAGTGGTAACACCTTCGTTAAGGATGGTAGCATTGAATTTAGCGTTAATACCATTACCACCACTAACTTCGATGTTAGGAGCAGATAGATAACCAGATCCAGTGTTTGTAACAGTAATAGTATCTACAGAGGCATCTAAGAGTGTAGCAATAGTTGCAGGGTTAGCATGTGCCAATCCATTAACTGTCACAGTGAAGTCTTCGTTAGAAGCACCACCTGGTATCTTTGTACCATCGAAAGTGATAACATCTCCTAATGAGTAGGTACTTCCACCAGTAGTAACAGTTATAGTGGATATTCTTCCCTGTCCATCTGTCACCACTGTGAATTCAGCACCTGTACCATTAACAGGAGCAACACTAGTTTGAGTTACACCAGTAGTAGTTGTATCTGCAGTATATGTGCCATTACCAGCTGGTTGGACTATTGTAGTAATCGTATCTACAGATCCATAGTAAGGATCGTCAAAGATGATAGCTGGAGCAGATCTATAGTTAGATCCTGCTGACTGTACAGTAACTTCACTAAGTGCACCACCACCAGAGACTATAGTTGCAACAGTTGCCTGAGTTCCACTTATGGCATTAATTACACCTTGTGAATCTGCACTGTATACATTATTGGTCTGAGCAGTGCCAGTACTGAACATAATGTATCCTTTGTTACCTGCACCCACTCTTTCGTTCTTAAGTGGTTTAACTCTCAATACTGAGTTAACTGGGTTCCATGAAATTACCTGACCTCTTGCAGTCTGGTTTCCTTGGGTTGTTTCAGATATAACGATCTCATTTTTAATAAATGATCCAAATACACTAGTAAGTGTTAAATCAACGTAATCTGGTAATGTAACAACTCCAGTTGGTAAAGATGACTGATTATATCCAGATCCTTCGTTTGTAACGGATACATTGGATAAGCTTCCAGAAATAGTTGCAACAGCAGCTGCTCCAGATCCAGATCTAGTAGATCCACTTAATTTTGGAAGAGATGAGTAATTACGCCCAGGATCACCAATAGTGATTGTTGATATTCCACCTGAAGGATATATTGAGTTTGAGTTGTATGATACACCTACAGCATAACCACTTTCGGGTTGAATGACAGTATTGAAGGTAAATGTCTTATCTGTCTTACTTGAGACTATTTGTGCACCTTTAACGGGATCATCAATAGATGTAAAGTAACTTCCAGCAACATTTCCCCTAATATCGAAATAATAGAATATTCCAGGAAGCCCTGTGGCGAAAACTGTTATAGAAGTCTGATCTCCCGTAATTGGGTCTCTTACTTCGTCTGAAATGTTCTTATAAGTGAAAATATCGGTATTTGCCGAATCTAAAGTGAATGCAAGTGTTTTTCCAACATTACTTGCATCGGAAGTGTCAAATACGTATTTGTGTCCATCAATAAGTTGTAATTTGGGTTCTTGGACATAAATCTTCGATGAAGTCGTATTTGCAGATGCAATAGTTCCGAAATTACGTTTTACGGTAAATCTACGACCAGTCTCGGATCTAATTACTGAATAGTCGTCTTTATTATATCCAGCAGGTGACATTCCCGAAATATTGACAATATCGCCATTTTGGAGTTGGTGAGCAAGATTAGTGCGAACTTCAACTTCAGTTTCAACTTCAGTTAACGTAATAGTGAATCCAGACCCTGCAGGACCAGATGCATTACCCAAATTGAGATTTGTTGCAGATATAGTGTCACCGACGTTATATGCAGTTCCAGAACTTGTAATTGTAACAGTTGTTACAGCACCACCAGCCACAACGATATTTGCGACACCACCAGACCCAGATCCGTTAGTTGAGAGAGGAACACCTGTATATGTACCATTATTATAATTACTACCACCTGTAATGCTACTCCATCCACCTTGAACCAGATTACCGTCTGTACGCTTCCTCATATAGGTCCAATTCATTGAACCATCAGTTAGAGTACCAGTTTCATGGGTTGGTGCCGAAGAACTAGAAGTTCCACTTGCAGCAGCCTTATAAACCCTGTTTGCAACGTAAATAAGGTCTCCTTCTGTATATGCAGTAGTATTAGCATATGCAGAGATCAACTCCACCGTTGTATCATCAAAATACTCAAAATGGTACTTACCACCAATTATCTTGACATTAATTTCTCTTGTGTATAAATTATTACTTACTGTAACCGTAGCAGTATCACCTACTTGTAAATAATGGTTCTCTGCAGTGGTTATAGTAGTTGAGAAGACATCACTGTTAGCACCAACGGAATTGGCGAGTAAACTTACCGTTGAACCTGCAACAGCAGACACAACAGCACTAACACCTTCTCCACCAGTACCTGTATTATCAAATTGAAGTCTATCGTTAACTTTATACTCTTTACCGCCACCTTCTACGAGATATTCATCAACACCAGCTGATGAGTACTTATTAGTACCTGATACAACCATAGAATCAGCAGTACCACCTCTAATGACTGGATAGTAACTATAATACCCAATTCCATCTTCAAGATAAGTTAATATCTCTCCAGTTTCCATCACAATCAAAGTTGTGGTGTCTTCTAGTGCCAAGAAGAAGTCAACTCGGTTATCTAACTGTTTTCTCTTCGCTACAATGTTATCTGTACCGATAAATGGGGCTTTATACCTAACTGCGTCTTCTGTAAAGTTTTTCTGCAATCCATTACCATTCCAGTTGACAGCATCCGCTTCTGAGTAGAAATTAGGTCCAACAAAGTAAGGAAACTTGGGTTCTCCAGCAGAACCTTTGATTGTGGAGAAATATGCATAAACTCCATTTGGATATTCTGGTGTAACGCAGAATCTGCCATTATATTGATCTAAATCTCCATATCCTTCCGTATACTCATAATCTTCAATATAAGTCCCCATAGGGTCTGTTAGACCGCTTAGAAGAGCATCTCTAGAGGTCTTTACATTATAAGATGATACCATCAACTTATATGAGTTGTATGGAGCAGTATTCTCTGGATCCTCGAACCCATAAGGTCCATATATGGGATGTCCGTCATATGCCCAACCAATAATCGGTGAATGAGAAGTAGGATTCAACTCACTAAGGTTTTCATCAATATTATCTCTTAATAGGAACCTAAGCTGCTTAGGATTGTACATATATCCATATTCACCTTGATATATCAAATAGTTCTCACCTTTCAACACTGCACCGTTTGCAGCGTCAACAGTTTTCCTATTTGTGAACTGATTCGACGGTACACCGAGTTCTTGATAGGATGCTGCTTCGTTAAATGTTAATTCTGTTAAATTAGTCTGGAATGACGCACCTGCACCAGGATATACGATACTAACAGTTGTAGCACCTGCAGAATACCCTGCACCCTTGTTGGTTATGACAATACCAGTAACAATGTTACTAGAAAGGTCTACTTGAGCAAATGCAGTAGCACCAACTCCATCTCCAGTGATAGTAACGTCTGGTGCACCGAAATAACCACTACCACCAAATGTAACAATGATACTTTCGATCTTTCCGTTCAATATTGACGGATATGCAACAGCACCACTACCAGAGATCAATTTGATAGTTGGTTCGTAAGTATATTGACTTCCTGCATCACTAATGTTGATAGTATCGATTGGACCTCTACATGTTGCGGTTGCAGTAGCTCCAGAACCATTACCACCAGTAATTGTGATAGTTGGAACGCTAGTATACCCAGATCCACCCTGTACAACGTTAATACCAGTTACAGTACCAGATGTAATCTGTGCAGTAGCAGATGCTTGGTTATCTGAGGTAGCTCCACCACCAGTAATCGATATAATAGGTTCTGTAGTATATCCTGTACCACCATCAGTGACGTTTATAGCTGTTACGGATCCTTTTACGGAAACAGTCGCAGAAGCAGGAGTTCCTTCGTATTCCCAAGTAACTTGACCTACTGTAGCAGTACCAGTGGTATGTGTTGGGTAAGTATTACTAGATGAAAGACCTGCATTGACAGATTTGTACCTATTTCCATTATACCTGATTCTTACCCCTGAGGCATAGGCTGTAGAAAGTTTATATTCTTCTTCAAACTCAACTGTGGGTGGGTTTGTGATATCATACCCTGCACCACCGTCAGTTTTAGTGATAGACTTCAATCCACCAAACTTCTTCTTGGAATCTCCTTTATATGAGAAGAATGGAACACCATTTGAAGCAATACCTACTTGACCTACTGGAGTAGCAGTTTTTGTACTCTTAGTAGATGGTGTAAGTGGAATTCTCTTAAGATATCTCTGGTTGCCTGGATTTAAGTCACCAGCACCGAATGGACCTATCTTATGGGATGGTACACCTGTACTACTGATAACGGCATCTGTACTACTCTTGTATGTGTTCTGTACATCAGCTGTATAGTCTTGAACTGCAACGTTAATAGAGTTATAGTCACTCTTACCGTATGCAAACTCTCTAGCAATGTAAAATTCAAATCCTGATATACCGCCAGCTGGTGTTGAAGAGAATATAAATTCAAATTCATACTCATTAACAATACCTGCAATATCATGCTGGTTATTGTAGATGTCCTCTGGTGCATTCAGTATTCTAATGACATCATCTCTTTTTAAACGATGCTTCTCTTTTGTCTTAACAGTACAACGTACCGAACCATTAGCATTAACGGTTCCTAGGGTCGCAGACTCGCCTCTGAGAGCACGTCTGACATTATATGTAAAACTATCCCATATTGGATCAATACTATCAAAGCCTGGTGCTGCAGGGGTTGTAACCTTACTGTCTGGAAGATAATACTTACCTCCATCGGTTAATATTACACCTCTAGTACCACCATAGACTTTTAACTGGATTTCCGAGTTATCTACATTGGAATATCCGTAAATCTTGAATGCAGCGAATACTTCTTGACCTGCATCGTGTGCTACAGTTAAAGTATCCTCTCTACCACGTACACAACCTAAAAACTGGGTTACAGTCTTATCTGTATATGTTACAATCTCATCTTCAATTCTAAATCGACCATTTTGCTCTGGCCAACCTAATGTACTGTCAACAGTTACAACCTGATCGGTTAATTGACCTCCTAGGTCAGCAGAAAGGGTAGATTTGTAAGGAGTAATAAAACTACCAAGTGAATTATTGGTATCTACGTCAATTTCAAAAATTGAACCGCTTGAAGTGAAAACTTCGACAACTCCTTTAACGTAAATACGTGCTGCAGCAACATTTGGGTCGCTTGTATCGTTTTCTTGGTATAATACTTGTCCTACAAGTGCAATAGGGTCTCCACTAATAGCAACCGCACGAATTACCTCTCTAGAAGTGTAATATGCGTCGGATGGTTTGAAGATTCTGTCTCTTGGGTAGTTAACTTCTGATTCTACGCCAAATAATGTTCTTAAGACGAACTGGAAAGACCTTGTAGAGCCTTTAGCAGCATAGAAGTCCTTAATTCGCTTAATTACAGTTGATTCAGTAACTCCACTTGCAAAGTTCTTTGGAAATGTTGCTAAAAACTGTTCTTTGAACTTTCCAAGAATGTAAAGTGGGAAAATATTGTTTAAATTGACTACTTTATCGCCAAGAGCGTGTGAAGCAGCTGTTGTTTCTTCAAAATTGTAAGTTCCAATCTCTCCAACTGCCTTTACAGCGTTAAATCCTCTTGCACAGTCCTGAAAAAGTGTAGATCCCTTCTTTTGGTAGTAGATGATCTCATCATTGATCAATAATAACCCTTCATTCGGGAAATCACGAGTAGTCTCAACGTCAACTGTTGTGGAAGTTGTTGAAACAGCAGAAATTAGCTTAGTCTCAGTAACTAAGCCACCATAATTATCAATATTGTAATAGTCGGACCAATTCTGAATTACGTCGAAGCAATATCCCTTTAATTCTTGTGACTTATAATACTCTCTAACGAACGATATGAATGTTGGATAGTTCTCTTGTATAAACGACGCAAATTGTCCCGCAACACTGAGGGATATCTGTGATTTGGATTCGGGGCTAACCTCAGACGGTACTGGAGGTACAGAAACCGTTGTGGTCGGTGTAGTCCACGAACTAACCTTCCAGGAAGAATTTGTCATCTGTTATCTAACTATAGCTGGACTCTGGTATCACTCCTGTACCAGATAAGTTTGAACCGCTACTGATGGTGTCTTCTACTACACTAACAGTCGTATTATCTATACCTATTGTCAGATAGGTTTCTCTCAATGAAATCAAATCATTAGATTCTGGAGTTGCAGAGATCTGGAATTGGTTATCAGCTACACTTGTAGCACTTATAATCAAATCATTAACAACAATTTCACCCATAGAGTAGTCAACTGTACCCCATAGACCATCAACATACTCATATTCACCAGTTCCTTTGATATAATACAGTCTCAATAGACCTGCACCATCATCATTAATGAAGTAAGTGTTAAAATCATCTCCAAGTATTTTAAATCCACTAGTAGAAACAGTAGATTTCGCAGATGTTCCTTGCTTAATACGGTTACCGTAGCAAATTTTATAGTTTACACGGGCACCAATCTCAACAGTCACATTCTTTCTCATCTTGAGACGAGTAATATTGGACGTAATTGCTGCTTCCGCATTGTCAACTATGCTTTGAAGCTTAGAATATTTGAATTTACCACCAAATTTGTTAAATTCTCCACTTGCATTCAAGACAGTTAACGCAGAAAGTACGGAAGTTTTAACTTCTGATGCTACTTTCCGTGTAATATTTGGATTGTAGTACACAAAACTGTCAATATCGATGTATAATATAGAAGGATCAATGATTGAAGGCTGAATTGCAGCAACAGAATACTCTCTGAGCTTCTTTAATATAACATTTTTCTCGGAAAGAGATAATTTATCCGCATTTTTTGGCTTGATTGCCAAAAATACTTTACCATATTCGGGTGGTTCTGCCTCTTCACCACCATAACAAGAGATAGATCCTACATTTGGATAGATCTGAGGTATAATTGCCTCATAATCCCGTGTAGAAACTGCTCTACCGAACGCAGAATAGAATTTAGGAGCTGCAAATTTGATAGATTCCGTAGTTTCTGCCCCTGAACCCCCATCTGGGAAGGTAGTTGCAGTAATTGTTATACCAGAAGTTATGGTATTGTTCGCATTATCTCTAAAAGTACCAATATTTTCAAATACTTTCAGTCCATTAGCTCCAGTTCCACCAGATGTTGAGTATCTAACTGACACAACATCTCCATCTACTAAATCTTTTCCTACTTTTCCGTCACCGAAGAGAATTTCTGGGATCTCATATTCAGATTCTTCTAGGAAGAATACTTTAGAAGTTGAATCTATCTTCGTAATGTCGGTAGCTTGTAGATATTTCTCTGTGATAGTTCCAGAAGTGACCTCAACTTGCATAGAAGTCGTATCAGCATTCGTGTTTGTAAGAATGAAACGCTGTCTCTGATTAATATTTTTAACAAATGTATCAGTAAGGAACACTCCTTCGTATAAAGTGATACCAGTAAATGTAGCAATACCACTAGTACTATCTACAGATTGTGTAATATCTGTTGGAATAGAGAAGACATAGTTGTTATTATCCAATCCTGTGAAGTTTAGAACCAATCCATTGTTAATTGTAACAGTCTTTGGGTATGGAACTACAGTCTGGACACTTACATTAACAGTACATTGAGCAGACCTTGCTGACTTAGGAGTGTAACCAATCATCCTAGCAAGCTTTACAACGTTCTCACGTAAAACTGCTGTCTCAAGGAAACCTTCATTTACTGCAAGGTTAGCATTAACTGCTGTATAGTAGGTATTATATGCCAATACGTCTAAAAGCACCGTCAAAGACGATCCCTCAAAGTCATAGTCAGAGAATTGCTCTTGTGACCTAAGGTATCCCTTTATTTGTGCCTTTATCTCGTTAAATTCGAGGGCGTTAACCTGATTAAATGCCATTATGGTTTAAATGCTATGTCAATACTATCAAAGATAGGCGGTTGCCCCATAATAACATATGCTACACTTACATCTAACTGATTTCGGTCTTCAGTCCAAAGTGCCTTTACTTCATAGACCGCAACCCTAGGTTCATGAGTGTTAATAACGTTCTTTAGTCTTCGCTTAATCTTAGAAGCGTCGTTTGGAGTGTAATTTTCAAATAGCAATCCGAGGATGTTACCACCGAATGCTGGATCAAATGGTTTCTCGTAAAAATTGTAGAATACTATATTCTTAACAGATTCCTTTATGGCTGCTTCATTGTTCAGTGCTAATATGTCATTAGTCACTGCATTCTTTTCAAAGGTTAATGAGAAGTCTCTAAAAGACTTCGATATTATAGCCAAGGGAAGCTTTATTTACGCTCTTTATATTTATACTTCTTTTTGTGACTTTTTCTGCATCAACTTATCACTGCGTGGATCAGTGATAAGATATTTACAAGTTTCGTTCCCATTGTCAAAGAAATTGTCTGACATATCAACGGGAACGTTATGGTTTCTTTGACCGTTTACTATCCTATTTGCCTTGGCCACGGTACCTCTTTCTTGCTTTGTTACGTGAGGTAGCAGAGTACTTAGTATGTGACCCTGTACCTTGTCTTGTCTTCTTGGGGATTGCTTCCACATGTTGATGTGTACCAAATCCACCTGATTTAGTCTTTGTTGCCATAATTACGGTCCTGCGAATACGTCGGGTGATCCTTCTGCAACACTAGTACATGTTGCATCCCCTATTCTACCACATCCTACGCCATTTACAAATACGGTTGTACTTCCTGTAGCTATAGGGGCACTATGACCAGGACAAGGGGCACCAGGTAGTAGGTGTCCAGTATTATTATCTCCTTGACGAGAGATAGGTATGCTATTACAGAAGACGTTAGGAGATCCCTCTGCTCTGGTCATACCACTACAATGTGATACGTCTGCATCACCTATTCTAGTTACTGCTGGCATTCTCGCTCCCTCCTATAAGTAAACCGTTCTCAGTTGCTATCTCGTACATGATTGAATGCAATGTAGTATCAACTGCATTAGACCATGGCTGGGTCTGTTCATTCGCTATCCAGCATTGCAGAGAACCATATTGTGCCTGTGGTATGTTAATGTCAAACCATGGATCGTATGGTACTTTGTCTGGGGCTGGGTAGGTCATTTAGTCTCCCTTGATAGAATTTCCTGTAAGTACTCTGTATACTTAGACATAGCGTGATGCTGTGCTTCAGTATGTGGAGGTTCTGGACTAACGGGTTTAAATGCTATAAGGTGATCGAAACTAGCAGGAAGGTCTCTGGCCTTCGTATGCCTTATCAGTTCTCCATTTATCTTGACGATAAATTCTCCTTCCAGTTCATCCATGCTTTCTACTCACGTTGAGTCTATTTAGAGACCACGACGGATTTTCGCGGATTTTTTAACTTTCGAGTTTTTCTAATCTCTCATCTATATCGCACACAACATCGACCAATCTCTCATAGGTTTCCCCATTTGGTCGCTTCATCATTAACTTAGACTTCTTTACCTTCTCTTCGAGAGATGCGAGCCTATCCCTTAGGTCTCGCATATCCCTTTCCATTGATGTATGAAAATCGCCTGACATACTAATCCTGTGCTATCTCAAAGAACCAACCTATCCTATTAATATAGTCAAAGGTGTCCATGAAATCATAATCATCACCATTCTTGTATTTGAAATCTCCCAGAAACTGTCTGAGTTCTTCAATAGAATGGAATGTCCCTTGGAAGTCTGACTGGTCGTTGAAAAGAGCGTATCTCATCATTAGAAGGTGTTGGTATCTAGTATATATTATATCAGAGTTTCCTCACAATGTCAAGTGTAACAGAGGTACCCTGTAATACTCGGAGGTAACTCATATAAGGGTGTCATAGGCATAGTTATCTTCTCTCTCATGTTCTCAGCGATCTTTCCTTTCTTCCATTTGGTGTATGCTTCTTTCTGACACCATAGGTCATAGAATATCTCTAAGTCATCAGTAATCTCATCCTTATGGAAGTATCTCTTGGAGATCCTCTCAAAGGGACGTTTTCTCCGACATTCAATGTCTACCCCTACCTCTACTGTCCCAACTGCTACCGCACAGTATGTGGAGGTGTCAGACTTATTCCAGTAGATTGGTGGGAGGGGTTCTTTGCAACTCAGAGGGAGACCTCCTACGAAATCTCGGAGGGCGGCTTTGATCATACCCTCGGAGGAATGGTTTGGTTGGTCGATATCTTCATGGAGATAGACTTGGACACTTGGGGTCTGGAGAATTTTTTGCATAAATTTTTTATTTTATATCACGCTCGCTCATGCAAGACTTTATAGCTTAGATTTGATAGGGATCCTAAGCTACGGGCGGGGGGCAAACCCGCCACGGGGGGCGGGACTGTCCTCAACTGTTTGCCTTGACCCATGCCATCGCTCGGTCTAGCTCTGCTTGATCACGATAATGGCGTTTATCATTTGATGATGATGTGATTGTGAAATGATCTTTAATGAATTGATCATTGCATAATGACTCATATACATCATGTGATAGTGCTTGCATGTAATGCCTTATGTACATGAGTATATTATATACTGTATGCTATATGCATGTGTGTATATGTGTGCCACATATATAATCGTCACATATATATGCCATATATTATTTCACCTCATATATTATATGCATGTATATATG